TCTAAGTAAAATACCAGACCAGATGGTAAATTCATCGGTTGAACAGAAACAAAATTCTGTGCCGAAATTTCTCCAAATACCCTTCGAACTAATGGAAGCGCAACACCACTCCATTGTTCAGCGTTATCCGCAGTACCAGTTTCGGTAGCTTCGTCTAACAATTGGCGAGCTTGATTTTCCAGCATAGTCGCCATTGCTGTTCTTTTCTGCTCTGTTTCAATTCCTTCTAAAAGTCCAGTAGTTTCCCACTTGTCCACGTATTGACGTGCTTGCTCAGAAAGAATTTGTCTTTGATTAGCAGATTCTAATAGATTTTGTATATCCATAATTTATCTTTCCTTATTTTTTCTTATTATAGTTTACTAATTTTTTAAACCTGTTAACAGTTTCATCTGTATTTTCTGAAATGATTTCACTGTTATTATTAGGTTTTGTAGATTTTACTGGACTTGATGCCAATCCTTCTGTAATGGATTTTGTTCTTTTGGTCTTACTACCCTTAGAACCACCATTCATTTGGAAAGACTCAGCCAATGTGCTAAATACAAGTTTTGTTTCACGTACAGATTTTGTTCTGTCGAAAGATTCTACAACTTTCATTTTCTGTGAATTATTCAAGTTATACTTTTTGAATAATTTACTTGTATATAATAATTTAGCGTTTAACAGGTTTACTTCATTTAGCTTACTTCGTAGGATTTCTACTGCCTTTCGATATTCAGCGTTTTCGGAAGTTAATTTTTTATTTTCTGTTTTAAGTGTTCCCACTAAATCTTCATTTGTATCTTCACCTTCTTCAAGTGAATCAAACAATTCTTCTAGATCAATAGATTCTTCCATTTCATCATCTTCTTCATCTTCACTAGATTCTTCTTCTTCATCATCTCCTTCTTCATCATCATCACCATTTTCTTCTGCAATGGTGTCTAATAATTCGTCAAGATCAATGATTTCTTCATTCATATCTTCTTCATCATCATCATCTTCACTGTCAGGAATCCCATCGCCATCTTCATCTCCTTCGGGATTTCCATATTCAGATGATGCTTCGTCTAATTCAGATTCCAATTCAGCGATTACAGATTCCAAATCCAAGTCAACATCTTCTTCCATTTCCTCTTCTTCTTCATCTTCATCTCCTTCATCATCTTCTTCTTCATCATCCATTTCCTCATCATCTGCTTCTTCCATAGTTGCAGTATCGGCATGAGTTGGATCTTCTAATTCTCCTTCATCATCTGCTACATCTCCTTCATCTTCTTCTAATGTTTCTTCTTCCAATTCTTCGGATTCATCAAGTTCTGTCTGTAGCTTCTTGTTAATCATAGATTTAATTCTAGGTTCAAATGCTTCTTCTAATTGTGCACGAGCATTTGCAAGAGCTGTTTCACGAACCTGCTCAGCATCAGATAATGCTTCTTCAATAAGTGATTTTTCTTGTGCCATAATTTATTTTATATTTAAAAAGTGTGTAAGATTATTTATAATCTTAATGAATTGCGTTATATAAAATCGTTGACACCATATGAGAGATGATGTATTCGTTTGTTTTGTTTTCTATTATATAAGTATATACGAAAAATAAAAATATTTGATTTTTTTTTATTTTTTTCGTAAATTATATAATTTTTTACGAATTTTCTCTCTTTTTACTGTGGAAGGCTTTTTAAATTCTTGATTTTCCCTATATTCTTTTAATATCCCACTTCTTTTTACTTTCTTTTTAAAGATAAAAAGTGCTTTATCAAAATTACCATTACGAACTTTCACTCCTACTCTTGATATTTTACTCATTTCAAACGTCTATTCAATTTATTCAATACAGGGATTACCTCTTTCAAGTATTCTTTAATATCTTTATTTATATTACCAGAAGATTTAAATGAAATAGTTTTAATATGCCCTGAACCATGATTAGATTGAACATCAATAGGAATTTCTTCTTTACCATCGAAAAAAGGTGTAGCAAATACTTGAAAATCTTTATCTCTTTTTAAATGAAATCCTATTGTTCCTGCATAAGGGTCGGATTCGGATTCCCATTGTCCTAAATTTTTATTTTTTAATATTTTCACCAATTCCCGTTGAAAATTAATTGCATACTCACTGTCCACCGATTCATTCATTACGTCTTTCAATTTTATTATACTTTCTTTTTTATTAGGCAATCCTTTATGTTTTGTTTCCGCAAAATCTTTGGCAGATTTTTGTGATATCTCACCAGCAGTTTTTTTAATTTTATCCCACAGTTCATCACTGCCTACATCAGATTTTTTCAGTTCACCTTTTTGATAAGCATGAACCATTCCAAAGAAACGTTGTTGTGATTTTGATTTAGCAGGCATAATTATAATTTCCTCGCATAATGTAATTTTCCAGTTGGTCCTTGTGTATTAAAAGCATCAACAATACTTTTAACAGTTTTTTTAGATTTATAATCCCAAGGATGATTTTCACCTTTATCGGCAACAAATTTCTTTTCTTTATTATCGTAAACGCCCCAACCACTACCTCTGGTGTGCCCATGCTTATGATAAAATTTAGTCCCTTTAAGTGATTTTATTTCAAAACGATTAGATTCGTTTACAACATTTTCACTTAATATTTTAGATGTATTCGTAAGTTTATTTTTTGATAAATATTCTCTTAAGTCAAACATTATTTTAAAATTCCTTGCCTTTCCAATTCCTTCCTAGCAGATGTAAAATCAGCTCCAGTCGCTCTTGGGAATTCATCTCTAATCAGTTTTTCCAAATCATCCCAATTATCTATATTCTTTTTCTTAGCCGTTTTAACTATTTTTCTAATAGTTCCAATACCTTCATTTACATTTTCATTCAAACGCTTTTTCAAAGATTTAATTTGCTGCTGTGCGTAATCTTCTCTAGCATTATTTATACTATCAATCATAGATTTTATATGGTGAGTATTAACATTTTTTCTATGCAAATTATTAGGCAAGTCGGTTCCATAAACACTCCCAGCATACCATTCCACTGCTTTTCTTAGTTTTTCATCTCTAGGATTTTTTTTCCATTTTTTTAACAAACCATGAGTAAATTTTCTAATATCACTTGATTCATCCAATTTTTTAGATGTGTTTGTTAATTTATTTTCTGTTAAAAATTTTCTTAAATCAAAATTTTCCATTATTTTATTTTCTCTCTAAAGTATTATTAATTGTAGCCACATCTTGTGGTGTCATTTTATAATTATCTTTTTTCCACCTCTGAACTGTTTTGTGGACATTACGTATTGATGGAGGGAAAGCATTATCTAAATTCTTTTTTAACAGTTTTTCACCATCTTTTCCCAATCCCAATTTACTTTTAATATAAGATATAATTTCCTGCCCTTCTTTTGTTTCCGAACCTTTAACTTCATCCAATCTTTCAGATAAATCTCTCAATTGAGATACTTCTGTTTTTTTATTTTCCGTTAAAAAATCTTTTATACTAAAGTTTGTCATAAATATTATCCTCTTTTTAATATATATAAACTTCCACTTGCAATTCCTTCAACATGCTCTATACTTAATTCATGTACTTCACCAGCATTTAAATCAGTTAAATCTATTGAACCACCATTTGATAAATATACTGTCCCTACAGTATTTGTTCCACGAATAACTCCAGCACCACCATAATTCGAACCAGTAAACCATGTTGTTCCACTAGTCAAAGTTATAACTTCTGGGAATTTTCCAGGATGTCCTAATTTATTAAAATCTTTAATTGCCATAATTATTTCCTAATTCCATTATTATTTTTGATATTAAATGATCTGTTTTACAATACGTATCACATACATAACCATCTCCAATTGATTCATTAATTGCTTCATTCACAGGATTTAAAAATGCTCCATGTGTAGATGGATTCGATACAAAATCAAATGCAATTAAATTAAAATCTTCCTGAACTTCTAGTGAACCATTTTTCTTTTGAACGGAACCTAATCCTCTAGATGAAATTCCCAATCGTATTCCACTATTAAATAATTCTCTTAATATATTACCAGAAGGTGTTGGTAAAATTTCCACAGTCCCCATTACATCATTTCCTCTCCAACCCAACTCTACAACATTATGAGATACATTTTGAAGATTAACTACAGATGATTCGGGATGATCTAATTCACCTAATGCTCTACGTTCTTCTATCAATTGCTGATATTTTTTTACTTCCCTTTCTAATACTGATTTTGGATAAGATCTCCCATTTTGATTATCAGCATCTGCCCTTTGCATCACACCAGATACCAAAAGTTTACCACTTTTTCTTTGTATATCTGCTTCAAAAAGTCTTGTTTCAATTAATAAATTTTTATCCATTATACCCAAGTTCCTCTTTTCTTAAATAAGTCAAAAAATACTTCCGCAATTTCCATTCTAATCATTTTTCTAATTTCCCGTATATCATCATTAGATAATTCTTCATTTAAATGATTTTCATCATTTATATAATCATTTAATTGTTTTTTAAAAATTTGTTCAGTAATCATAATTATATCTTAAATGATTTTAGTTTTAATCTAATCTTATCAATCAAATCATCAATTTTCTTTACATTACTTTCTGTTCTAACATGAAATTCATCTTTAGTGATATCATTATTATTTCTTATTCTATCACACCAACTTAAATATTTTAATATATCTTCTAAATCTTTTCTGATTTGAGAAGTTCCATCAGCTATTTTTTTATTATTAGTTCTACTTTCATCTTGTTTAAACGCCAACCATCTATTTTCAGAAATATTTAATGCTTCTGCTACTTCATCTTCCAAATCATCTATTAATTCATAATCCTTCCCGACTAGTCGTTTCTTTTTCTTTTCCTTATCACCTGGCCCAGAAAAGGCATTTGGTGTATTATATCCCGCAACACCACCAGTAGTACTTGCTTCTTGTATTCTTTTAATTGCTTTCAATACTTCTCTAACTATAATACGTAAAGCTTTTCTTTTTTTGTTATTATCCATTGTGTATTCTTTTTAAATCTGATTCCATTTCGTAATAATATAAAAGTGCTTGTAACTGATTATTTTTTACTACATTTCCTCTTTTAATTTCATCTAATAATTTCAATGCTTCTTTCATCTTAATTTTTGTCACATTAGATGTAATCTTTTCCTTATACTCCACTAAACTTTTTTTCAAAGAATCTACTTCTTTATTAACATATTCTCTTAAATTATTTGTATTTGATAAATTATTAATATATTCTCTTAATAATTTTTTTTGTTTTGTATTCAATCCAGAATACTTTTTGTTAAACTTTTCTACTATTAATTTATATGCCAACATTCTTATTTCTTCATCTTGCTTTTCAAAATTTTCTAAAATAGAATTTTTTCGTTTATGGGCATCATCATTTTCTCTCATTATAAAATCCAATAATGTATCATTACATTCCTGTATTTGAGATACATTAACTGCTTCATTTAGATTATTTGCTTCAAATAATGTATATACAGAAGCTAAAGTTTTATAATTATTTATTGGTGTAGATAAAAATTCTTTAATATTATAATTATCTTTTATCTCTCCCACTAAATTATATTTTTCATCTTCTAATTTATCAATGTCGATACGCTGTCTTGTTTCAACTACTTTATCGATAAATTTTTGTGCTCTAACTTCTGAATTAATCTTCTTTTTCATTAAAGCATCATATAAATGATATTCCTTATGCAGTTCTGTTTTTTTATTAAAATACTTTTTAAGTATATCCAGCGCAATATTTTCTTTAACACCATCAATAGTATCAACTGTCACTTGACGAGTTAATAGTTCGAAAAGCAATCCTGTATTTTTATATTTACTGTGCTTTATTTGTTTCATATAAATTTTATTTGTTTATAAATATAAATATAAATTAATTATTATCTTTTAATATGTTATCTTCACTTAATAAATCCAATTGTTTTCCACCCTTATTGTTGTTATTGTGTATATCTAAATCATTCAATCCAAGTTTATCTAATAAACTTATAGAAACTCCTTCATTTCTACCTTTCTTACCTATTGGATCTCTACCCATTGGATGATCATCTTTCTCATATCTGCTAGTATCTTTAGGTCTACCACCTTCTTTCCCGAATCCATAGAAATCTTCTTTATCAAAATCTCCTTGATCATAATCATCAGAACCAGATTTATTAGCATTCATGAAATTAAAATCATCATTACCATCTGAATTATTATCGGAAGCTTCTTCATCATCATCCTTTAGCATAGGATCTTCACCTTGTCGTTCAATGGATTCAAATCTATTTCGTCTCCACATATCTTTTAATAGATTATTTCTTTGTTCTTCCCTTTCATCTTCAGTCATATCGAATATATGTTCATACATCCAATTTTCTGATAATAAGTTTTGTTCTTTAATATCTCTAACAAGATTTAATTTAGATGATAATATTTCTATTTGCTCCCTGGTATAAATAGTAGAAGGATTGTTTAAACTAATAGAAAAATTAACCAAATCTTCATCTTCATATCCCTGAGCGAATAAATGGATAATTGCTATTTTATTTAATTCTCCTTCAACAATTCTTTGAATTCTTTCAATTGTTCTGGCAAATCTAATATCTTCTTGAGCTAATGTAGCTTTTCCATTCAATGAATCTTCATAACCTAAATATGATTTAGGTATTTTCAGAGCCGCTAATAATTTATTTTTCAAATACTCAATATCATCCGTACCATCATATTGTAATCCACCTAATTCCTGAATTTCTGTATTATTATTTCTTCCACGAACAGGTAAATAAAAATCTTCTGTCATATTTTGAATATTATATCTAAGATTATATTCGCCTGTTTTTCTATTAATATGAGGTTCTTTTTTCATTTTATTGATAATCTGCTTCATATAATTTTCCACCTCATTAGGAGGAATATTACCAATATCAATTTTAAATACTCTCTTTGATGGAGCTCGCATAATTCTATGAATCAACATAGCATCTTCCATCAACTGTAATTGCTTATGAATTCTTCTCCCATTTTCTAACATACTTTTACCATAAGGAACAAAATTTTGATCACTCAATAATCTAAAATGAGCCATTTCATAATTTTCATATTCCTTTTGTCTATCATGTCTGTCAATAAATTTGACATAATATGGATTATCAGGATCAGAATCTTCAACTCTGTCTATAGCCTCGGCTGGCAATGGCGTTACATTTATAATTCCATATTTTTTTGATATATGGAGATGAAGATAAAAATCCCCATATTTACATAAATTTCTAATCCACGGCCATAAATTAAAATCTACATTAATAATATCATAAAATAAGTTATCTAATACTTCTCTTATACCATCATCAGGAGTTTTAATTTTTAATATATCTCCATTTTCATCTCTAGTAGTTGATTCATCTGCATATATATCTAAAGCAGATGCCAAAATGGGATCTTGATCCATAGTTTCATAATCACTATACAACTGCTGTCGCATAGCACCATATCCCATTTGTTGATTTCTATTAAAACCAACTAATGAAGATTTATGAATTCTACTGAATCTATCTCTGAAATAGTCTTGATTATATGCTTGTAATTTCGATGAATCAACTACTTTAATTCCTTTAGAATCAGGAGATTTTCTTACAATAACGTTTGTAGAAAATAAACGTTTTAATGAATTTCCGAATGATTTGCTAGCCATGCTCTCTTTCTTATTAATTTATTATAAATATAACTTAAAGTTGTTTTTACGAATCAAACAACCATCTTAAATTGACTTCTTCTCCATTTATATATGTTGTATAAGGATCGTCTTGATTTACATCATCATTGGTATAAACACCACCGATTTTAGTAATATGTGATAATGATTGCCTTGTTTGTTCTATATTTTCGTGTCTTAATCGTAATGCTGTATCCCTAACCCACAATGCAATACAATAACTCATAACCATATCATCATTATAACCACTCATTGCTTCTGCTCGAACACCAGTCCATATAAAAGTAAATAATTCATCAATCAATCTTTCATCTTTAATATCAACTTCTTTTTTTCTAACATATTCATCTAACTTAGAAATCAACATAGGTCTGGTTTTTCTTGATGTTGTGAATCCAGGTTTTAATTTCTTTTCATAATCATATTCTTTTTTATCAACATATTGATAATGAGTATCAACAACTTGCATATCCTTTGAAGAATAAAATATTTCAGGATAATCCATATCAATCATTTCTTGAAGAACTGCCCAACCAACATTAGCATTTTCAACTACAACTAATGCATCATTCCATTCTCTACCAACTTGACATAAAAATCTTCCAAATTGTTTTGTATCCATTTGTCCTCGATATGAAGCACATTGTCTCATTGATTCCACTTCCATTATATGAAATGCCGAATAATCTTTTCCATCTCCTCGGGCAACATCAACCGTAATTATATAATCCAACGTATAATCAGGATATTCCCAAATCCAATAATTTTGGTCAAATCCTCTTTTTTCTATAGGCTTTTTAATTTTATTTTCTTTATACCATTGTAATACAACACCAGGAACCACAGAATTACCCGATGATAAGAAATCACAATCACATTCCTGTGCTGCCATATCAGGCCCCAGAATATCATCTTGAGCATCTCTCCATTTTTGATCTCTTTCAGGATGTAACGACCAATGAAGATTAATAGGATTAAATTTGTTTGTTCCTTCTTTAGCTCCTAACCAAGTTTTATGAAACCAATTACCCATACCATTAGGTGTAGATAATGCTATACATTGACCACCTGTAGCCAATGTTTGTTGAGAAGCACCCCAAATCTTTTTAATATGTTCAATGAATGCAGCTTCATCCAGTATTAATAATGATATGGATTCTGAACGACCTGCGTCAGGAGATGATGAAATAGCTTTAATTTCAGAACCATTTCCAAATCTCAATGAAAGTTTATTATCTTCTAATGTATCTTCTTGCATCCATTTAGGTAAATTTTCATGAGCATATCTTACTTTAGAAACTAAATTCTTAGCAACATCTTGTTTTGTAGCAATACATAATACTGATTTATTAGAATGAAATAACATCATCCATAACGCATAAGCAGATGTAAGAGTAGATATACCCATCTGACGTGCTTTTAATATAATATTATAATCATATTCCAGTAATTGTTGAAATGCTAATTCCTGAAATCTATAAGTGTTAAATTTTATTTTTCCTCTCTGAGGGTGAGATATATAAACATAATTTTTAAAAAAATATAAAGGGTCTTTTGCACACCGAATATACTCTTTCTGAATTAATTGTTTATAATCTATATTTTGATTATTTTGATTTGCCATAATTTAAAACCGAACCAAATTATAATGAATTCCCGCTTCTATGACAGGTGAAAATGTACCACTATTAGTATTAAATCCATACCCAATACCAATACCCAATCCCCACCGAGAATTCTTAGTATTTGATAATTTTTTATTATCAATAATAGCTCCATTAATATCAGTAAATTTAAGATTTGGATATGTAGAACGTACAAAAATAGTAGGATGCCCATTAATATCCTTCACACCTGTAAAAATTTCCATATTCAACAAATCTTTAGTAATCTTGTTTTCAATAATTTTTGGTGTATATGAATTATTAGCTTCTACAACAAAATATCCTTCTAACATTTTACTCCATTTATCACCGGAACTTGACTTCTCCCAAGTAAATTTGTATCTTGATATTGATGTACTATCTTTTGAACTATCAGAATTAACAACTTGTGCATCAGATGTATTAACACTTCCTGTATCTCCTTTCAATTGAGTTACCAATTGAGTTAATTGTTTAACATTCCCCTTTTCTTTAGATAGCTCCTTAGATAATTCTTTGTTTAAAGTTTTCAGCTGTTTTTTATCAGTTTGAAGTGCTTTCTTTTCAGAAGTTAACTCCCCTGCTTTATTTTTGTATGTATGTACAGAATCATTTAATGCTTCAATATTCTGAATTTGCTTTTGTGTTTCCTGCACTTGCTGTTTATAATTATCTCTGTAATGTAATCCCAATATTATTGCAATACCAAGTAATATCAATAATACTAATTTTACATTCTTAGTTATAAACTCTATAATTGTTTTTAATATTCCAATCATTTTTTATATTTTTCATTATCATCTAAAAAATCTTTTAAATCCTTAATTAAATCGTCAATAGATTCTTTATCATTCATTTATGTTATCAATCAGTTTCTTTATCTGCTTTCCAATTTTTGTCCACATAATTAAAAAACTTCTTTTTCTTTTCTTCTGAATCAAATTCATCGGGTTCACTAACTCCAAATTTTTTAAGAGCTTTCATGAAAAATTTTCTATATTCTTCTTCATCTCCTTTTTTTGGTTTATTTTGTGCTTCATTAACACCACCTTTCCAATTTTTCTTTGCTCGTATAGCAAAAAGTATTTGATGTTCTTTTTCAACAATACTATCAGGAACATCTTGTCCTTTATCTTGATATTGTTTACTTTTCTTTTTTACCTTTTCCAACTCACTTTTTAATTGAGAAATAGATTTATCGGCATATTCACCAGTTTTCTTAACTTTAACATCTCCTTTCCATTTCTCATTTATATTCAATTCTTCTTCTACTATATCATCTATGATATCTGTTAATTTTGTTATTTTCATATGTTTATATTTTTTATTAAATTGGCGGATACTATATATAAATATAAATTTTATTTATTTATTTTCCCCAAAAAATTAATTTAGCCAAAATACCAATAATAGTTGTCATTATTAACCATAATATTTTAGTTGCATTATTTTTAAATTTAACTAAATTTTGATGTTCTTCTAATATTTTTATATTATCATCTTCTTGAGATTCTAATATTTTTCTATAATCAGTATTTTTATTAACTTTAACTATAATACCATTTTCAGGATCCATAATAATTTTTTTCATATCATAAATATCTTGACCCATTTCATGTTGTTGCTGTTTTATGATTTTAATCTCATTCCCGTCAGGTAATTTTTTTTCTATTTTTTTTAATTCTTTAGATAACTCATTTATTATATAATCTTCTCTATTTTGCTCTGGTTGGTTCTTCCCACTCATTGAGTCCTTCTCCATAATCCCTTTCGTATTTTTCTATGCTATTATCTAATTTATTTTTATAATCTTGTAAAAACTCTTTATATTCTTCAATTAATTTTTCTGAATCTAATTCATTACTCCATTTTTCAATTTTACCAGTTGACTGAACAAACTCTGGATTTGAAGTTACTAATTTTTCAAAATCATCAAACTGCCGTTTTTGTTCTTCAAACCAACTAATAGAACTTAACAATCTTTTTCTAAATGCAAATTGGTCTAATTTTCCTTTCTTTCTTAAAAATTCGTGATAATCTACTAAACAATTTAAACAAGTTCCGTGAGCATAAAATGATTTAGTATCTTTTTTTCCTTTCATCACATGCCCACATTCAGGGCAAAATGCTGGTACTCTATATGAATCCATTCTAGTAACATTTTGAATATTACCATGTTCAGTCATTTTCCATTTCTTACCATTTTCTTCCCAAACATCTCCTACTTCATGACCATAAGAAGATGGGCCTTTATATGATGATTCATATCCTTTTTGTAATTTTTTTTCGGGTTCTTTTCCTTGAAGTATTCTATCTAAATTTTTCTTATTATTTCTATCTAAATCCATTTTATTTATAACTATTAAAAATTAATTTTTAAATTGTAAAATCAATGATACATTAAACCTAAAATTTGGTTCAAAGGTGCGAATGTCCCTGTAAGTTTTAAGGTATGACCTTTATAAACAAAAACAATACCTTCATTTGGTACTAATTTTTCAGTCCCACCAGCTTGTTGTAATCTTTTCAATTCTTTTTCTAACTTATCTATTTTGCTTTCATCAGCCGATTTTCGTATATCTTTAATTGTCTTATCCAGTCTATTTTTAATTTTTTGAACTGCTTCATCTGGATTTACTGTAAGAACTGAACTCATATATGATAAAATTTCAGCACCTAATGAAAGAAATACAGTTTCAAACTTTCTCAAATTCTGTTTTGCTATTCTGTCATGTTGTTGCTTATCAATTTTTTTAGCCCATTGTAATGTTTCATCATCTGGAATAGTCTTACCATTTAATCTATTTGATTTATCAAAAAATGCCCATCTTTTTACTAATGTCATTTTTGTTCTATTATCTAATGTCTTAGGAGCATTTTTTTCTACCCAATTTTCCCACCAAGCTTGATGATATTCACTAACACCATCTCCATCTTTCAAATTAAATTCATTTTCCAATTTATTAATTGCTTTTAGATACTTTGATTTTTTATTTGATAAATCTTCTGATTTTGGTAATTTTTGAATAGGAGGGCCTTGTAAATTATAATATTCTTGCACATCTTGGTTTATTTGTTTTATCATTCCTGCTAATATTCTTCCAGCTTCTTGATTTTCTCCTATTGCATTTCCATCCTCATCATACTGCATCGTTCCATGAAATACTAATAATGATTGACCATATGGAATTACATTAGTAGATTCAGGATATATTACTTCTATATTCATAAAAGAGCTTCCATTTTGAAATATCTTTTCTCTTTGAGCATCTGATAATTTAGATATTGCATTTGATAAATCTTTCATAGCATAAGTATAAGCATCTGTTAACCCGCCTCTGCCAGAAAACTTATCTTTTACACCATCAATGTCCATTGCATTTTTCCCACTATTTTTCAAATGAGATTTATTACGTGCAGCAATCAATCCACCTTTATCATCTCTCCAACTAATTGCCAATGCCATTCCATCAGTTTTTTCTCTTGCCAGTTTCAACTTACCTTCTAATGCCAGATCAACAATTTTCTTCAAATCGCCAAATGTTAAATTTATATCTAAGTCAAATGGATGATTCATATGCCCATAGGCACCACCTTCCAATAGAACATCTTCTGTCAATCCACCACCAAGTGAAGGTTCCCAATACTCTTTTTCCATCTTTTTTAATTTGGTATAGTACTTTGGATCTTCTACTAAATGGTCTCTTGCAATTTCAGCAGCAAGTTGTTTATCATCTACATGCTCCAATTCAACTTTAATACCCATTTTAAGTTGTTTTTTGATATCATCTAAAGAAACATTATGCTTATCCGCAATGTCAGATAAACTCATATTATCAGCTAAACCACCTTTTAATTTATCAGCTTCCTTTAAAACTTTTATTTCAATTGTATCACCATTCCGTTTTATATCAAAGTTTTCAGGTACTAAATTTTTAACATAATCTTCATAAAATTCAACTCTATCAAATTCCCCCATTTCATCCTCATCATCAGCATATTCAAATAAATCATCATAATTTCCCAATAATATATTAACTAATTTAACAGCTTTCATTAAAGTATATTGACCATCATGTAAATAATATAATATTTCTGATAATTTATTTAAAAATTCATAATAATGTTCACCATGAACTATATGAGAAAATATATCTAATTTTGATAAAAATAATGATATTTTATCTACTGCTGAATGTAAATCTGCGTTTGCTGGGATAATACTTCCTATTTTATCAACCAGTGTTTTTACAAAACTGTTAATATTTACTTCATTTAATTTATTTTCAAATGTTAACTTTACATTTGAAGTTTTGAAATTATTTTTTCTCATTATAGTTTTAGCGATTGCTTTATTCGCTTTTTTCATAAACGGAATATTAATATTAGTTCTATTATCCGTTACAACTATTTGATTATATTTTTTCAAAAATTCAATGAATTGTTTTTTATTCCTATGCAATCTTTTAAAAAATCCAATTAATTCTGCTGTAGAAATATCTTTACCATTTCTTGGGTCATTTAATCTTTCAAAAAAGTGCTTAGATGTTAAATCTACATCTATAGGATCTAATTCCTTATCAGCATAATTATCTACTTTTTTGACATCAGATTTAGCCATTTCTAATATATTTCCATTTTTTTCTATAACCCATTCTAAAATGACAGATTCAGTTAATTTATTTGTAACTAAATCAAATATATTTTTATCAAACTTTCCATATAAACGCTTGAATTCCACTTCTTTAATATCCTTAGATGTAGATGGTTCCCCCAATTGCTTTCTAACTTGTGTTCCACTTATATCAGATAATGATGGAGAAACATATACATATCCTTTATCTTCATATGGTAATAAGTCTTTATTATCCTTATAATCTTCAAAATATGAACCACCTAGTCTATTTCTATCCTTCTGGCCAATAACAGCAATATAAGCAGTTTCATCTTTATTAAATTTTCTTAAAATTTCTTTGGGGGCATACGGATTTTTAATCTGAACTATCTTATCAGATGGGATGTTAAACATTTTCGTCATTATCTCCTTTTTTTCTCTAAAAGAAAATGGAGAACGTGGTTTTGAAATTTTATTTGAAGTTCCTATATAAACATTTTTAGACCCAAATTTATCTATAAGATGTTTATATGTTTTGTAATGACCTTTATGAAAAGGTTGAAAACGGCCTGCATATACTACAACCTTTTTTCTAGCCATATTTTCTTCCTTTAAAATATCATCAACAACTTGATTTGCTATTTTTTCCGCGTTTATCATATATAATATAAGAATTGATTTATCTATAAATATAATCTCATAAGATAAATATAAAGATAGGATATATTTTTTTCTCTCTCTTTGGATATAATATATATAAAATAATATTATAATACAAATTATAACAAAAATGATATAAAAAAAAAGGTTATGAACTTAA